GGTGTTATCTGATGCCTGTGAGACCGTGTGATGAGTTCGTAAAAGTTGGGGAGGATGAATACCTATTCTCTGCGGATTTCGGGTTCTTATGGGCCTTGGACACGGCCAAGCTCTCCCCGACAAAACTATTTGAAGACTTGACTGGGGACCAACCAACCACCACGAGTATACTCGCAGTGTTGGTACACTCCGTGCGGAAAAAGAACGGGGAAGATGTCCTTGAGTCAGATAAACCGGCACACATCAAGACCCTGATTCCGAAACTGGGGTTCCAGGAATGTGTCTTATTGGGTCGCGGGGTTATCGTGAACGCGATGTTGGGAGACATAAAAAAGTCCCAACTGCTGTCCCGAAACCGAATGCAGGAATTTTTCGTTTCGACATTACCCAGTTCATGGAGAGCTGGGTTGTCTTGGGGGGTACAACTGCTGATTTCCACCGCAGTTGTATGGTGGATTTCCAGGTAAGGAAATCCGCGTGGGAGATACAACACGGTAAAAAAGACGAACCTCCAACCACAACGGATGACCTGGATAAACTGTACGCGGGGATAGGGAAAATGAATGGTTACGGCCCACCAACGCTTTGAACTACACCAACAAGTCCTTGTGGATAGAGAAAATTTTATAAACCAACTGTTCGGGGGGAAAACTCCCTTAGTAAGCACCAAGGCCGCCGCGATCCACTTAGCGGACATACGGGATACCCTAGCAACCCGACACCTGGGTGTGGGTAGCCCAGATGGCTAATGTCGGGCACATAGACGTATCTATATCGGTTGACTATACTCAGCTTCGTCGGGCGGAAAGGGATATAGTACGATCCAACCGTCGCATGTCGAGGTCCTTTGACGTCTTAGGGCAGGCTGCTACCGCCGCGTTAAGCCTCAATGCTGCTCGTGCCGCCGTGATGATGGCAGACAACATGACCCGGCTACGTGGGCGTGTGGAGGCTCTTACTGAGACTACACAAGAAGCCAACCGTGCGTTTGAAGAGATGATCGCAATCGCCGACAGGGTTGGTACCCCCATCACAAACATCGCCACCTCATTCAGCCGTTTTTTAGTGGTCAAGGACCAGATCGGTGGTACGAACGATGAAATTCTACAGTTCACGGAGACCCTCATACAACTGGGTATCATCAGTGGGGCGACCGGTGCTGAGATGCGGGGGACCATGGTGCAGATCTCCCAGGCTATGGCGAATGACTTCGCAACGGCAGGACAGGAGATAAACTCTATCCTTGAACAGATGCCTGCACTGGCTAAAACTGTTGGGGCTGCACTGGACCTAACAGAAGGGTCATTGAAAGATTGGTCCAAAGCCGGTGAGTTGGCGGGGGGCCGGTTCTTCAAAGCGGTACTTGCCGCAGGGAAAGGAACACAAGCCCAATTCGACAAGTTACCTCAGACGGTAGAGCGGTCCTGGAACCGTGTTGCTAACTCCGCAAACGTGGCCCTAGACACTCTGAACCGGACACATGGGGTGACACGTGATATCTCAGACACGATGTTGTTTGTGGCCGAGACGATAGACACCCTACCCTATAAAATGGACGGTGTATTCATTGCTGCGACTGCCTGGAAAGGGGCCTTCGTAGAGGTAAAAAATGTGATAGCGGATCTACTCCCCCCCAACATACTCAGTAGTATGGAGAAAGTTATACAGCAGTACACGGGTAGAGTAGCCAAGACTATGGCGAGGCTTCGTAACCCCCCTGGAGCGGACAGAGACCGGGAGATAGCATCTATAGATGCGGCTATGGAGGAAAACTTATTTGACGAAAGTGGTGGTGCCCTACGCAATCTTCCTACCTCCGAAGGTAAACGCCGTATCAATATAACGAAAGGAGACATCCCCCCTAAGAGGACCACCCCCGACTCAGGGGCCAAAAACAGGCTCGATAAACAAGCCAGTAGTTTTGAGCAGCTCACTATGCAGTTGGCCACAGAGAGCGAACTGATGGTGCTACTTCACCAGGAGCGGGAAGATGCCATAACAGCGTTGACAACCAAGGGTCTGAGTGAGCGTGCAGATCTGTACCAACGTAACGACGAGAAACTACTCGCTGACCAGAATACCATGGAAGCAAACCGGCAACGAATCAATCTTGAAGCCGCAGAGGAAAGATCCGCTGCACTGGCCCGGATTAGACAGGACGAGTTGGCGCAAGAACGTCAAGTTAACGCCTTAAAAACATCGGCGCAAATGGAGTACGCCAATGCGGCATTGGCACTGCTACAAGCCGGGAGTGGCAAAAGTAAAGCTATGGCGGCAGCGGCATTTGTGGCGCAGAAAGCAATAGCTGTTGCACAGATAATGGTGGCTACACAGACAGGTTCAGCCATGGCTCTGGCACTCGGTCCGGCAGGGATACCTATCGCGGCTGCAATCGAGGCCAAAGGTTTTGCAAGTATGGCCTTGGTGGCTGCGACAAGTGTTTTACAAATGGCTGGTGGTCGGCGGCATGGGGGGCACGTGGGGGCTGGAAGGATGCACCCTGTCAACGAGGACGGCCAACCGGAGCTGCTGGTTCGTGGGGGGCAACAGTTCCTGTTACCTGGGAACAAGGATGGACATGTCACCCCCCTTAAACAAGGCGGTGTGGAAGGGCGTCCTCCCTCCGTAACCATCATTAACAACGGAACTCCGATGCAGGTTACCCAAACTTCGATAACCAGAGATGAAGTCGTTGTCATGGTTCAGGATGCGGAGGATGCCGCAGTGAGCCGTATCAACCTTGGTCTCAGTACAGGGCGTGGGGCAACCGCAGACGCATTTGGGGTTGGGTTCAGTGCACCTCGAAACCTACGGGGGGGGTGATGGAGACATACCCGTTGACCATCCCTCCCCCAATACTGACATCCTTTAAAGGGAGTCCACGTTCACATACCCAAATGGACGACCCGTCCGTTGGCCCTGTCGCAGTGGTTTTTTTGACAAAGGATGCCCCCCGAACGTTCAGTGTCACGTGGAGCTTCACCCCCACTGAAGCTGGTATTTTTACCCTATGGTTTGAAGGGGCTTTACTCCAAGGTCTCCGAGGGTTTACGATAGACCTACCGATAGAATCAGGGGTTGTCACACACGAGTGTGCTTTTCTTGGGGGGTACACCCTTTCGAGGGGAGGTGTACTTGTCCACGTGTCGGCTAACATTACGGCGTTAATCACGCGATACTGAAGGTAAGCTTAAATGTCTGAGTTTCCTACGACACTTCCCACCCCCCTGCTAGGCCAGTTTTTATCCAAAACCCTTCCCAATGTCCGGGCTACACCGGTACAGGTCGGCCCGCCGAGGCGTGAGCGTATCGCAGTTGTACGTCCTAAATTAATATCCGTTACCTGGGTATTCAACCGGGAACAGGCTGTGGTGTTCCGGGACTGGTATGTGGTTGGTATAAAACAAGGTAGCATGTCGTTCGAAATACCACTACCAACCGGGACCGGTATGGAAACACACCTGTGTTTCTTCAACAACCCCTTCACGTATTCACGCGTGGGGGCTAATGTGCACATACAAGCCCAGCTAATCACAGCACGTTCTACCAGCCAAGCGGAGTGTACATACCTATTGCTGTGTTTCGCAGCGGCAGCAACGGACACATCTTGCTTTCTGGAAGCCTTCACTACCTTGGTGGCGGACACCATCCCTACCGAATTGGGGGACATAACCTGCCAATACCTGTTCAAATGTTTTGCGGGACCGAACGACCCGGCCTGTTTCTTGGAAGATTTTAACGTATTCGCACAAAACGGCATCCCGGATGCAGTGGGAGACTACAACCCCCAGGTCGAGTGTTTGGAGCTACTACTCTGCTTCGCGGACGGTGCGGTGGACAAGCCTTGTTTCCTGGAGGATTTCACCGCATTGGTGTCGGACACCATACCCGGAGAACTGGAAGGGGTGGAAGACGTATTGGCTGATGTCGGTGTGGATTGGGACGCCACGAGCGAACAAACGGAATGTCTACGTTTATTGCTATGTTTCGCCGGTGAGAATTACGCCCCGTGTTTCCTCGAAAGCTTCACCACCTTGGTCTCCGTAACGATTCCAGAGGAGCTTGGGTAGTGGCGTCCGTACAGGAAAAATACCGGCGTTTTCTGGCCTCGGCCCCGGAAACCCAAAGAGAAATAAAAACCATAGAAATCTACCATGTGGGTTTCGCTGATCGGCTACTGTTTGTCGCTGATTCGGAGCCTACACGGTTGACTTTGGAACCGGACGCCCCCAGGGACGCTGGTTCGACGCTGGTGTTTACCCCCCTTGGTGTGGACTTCAAAGAACCGTCCACCAAAAAAGATCTGGAACAGGTGTTGACCGTGACATTGGGGGGTGTCGGGATGGAAGTGGCGGGGGTTATCAACCGTCTTACCCCACAACACATGTTGACTCCGATTGATGTTGTGTACCGTAAGTACTATAGTGGGGACACATCCGCCCCAGTCCGGGTAATGTATATGTCAATGAGCAGTGTACAGTTCGCTGGGTATGCTTCGGTCCGAATAGTCGCTGAAGGTGCGGATCTGATGAATAAACCCAGTGGGATCATATATGATCTGCTGAACTTTCCAACACTAAAGGGGACGTGATGACCGTAAACGCTCTGGTAGGGATCCCGTGGCTCCGTGGGGGGGACAGTGTGGAGGGTGCAGATTGTTGGGGGCTGACACGGATCGCCATGCGAGAGTTGTACGGTGTGCACCTAGACCCTTTTGAGGGTGAACTCCCCCGTGGTCGGGACTTGGCCAACGCCATCATGTCCGCTACCGATACTGATACCTGGGCGCGGGTGGACACTATCCTTGAAGGGGATGTGGTTACCATGTCCGTGAAAAAATACCCCCACCATGTCGGTGTCTGTGTGGGAGGGGGTATGGTATTACACACTTTGGAAGCCGCTGGCAGTGGAGCGTCCGTGGTGATGTCTCTGCGGGACATACAGAAGGTCCACAGAGAAGTGGTCGGGTATAGACATGTCAGTACACCTTAGTACACTGCACGACCCTGCCGGTGTGTGTCTGCGAGAAAGTCAAACGATCTCTATAGGGGATTCAGTGTTGGACGCCCTGATCGCCAAATATGGCCCAAGTGGGTGGAATGTCCCCACCACGGTGTACCGAGACCGGGTGTGTCCTGCGAATGTGATAAATTTAAAGGACCACATCGAAGACGGCCTCCCCGCGCAAGAGGGGGTTACATATATCGTCGTACACACCCCTCTAGACCCTGGCACAGCGGGTTTATATCTGTTGGGGGCTGCGGTATTCGCGTCCTTGGCGTTAGTAGTGCTGTTACCTTCCCTACCTGTGGCACCTGTAAACCGGCGGGAAACAGGGTCCCCGAACAATTCAATAACCGGACAGACAAACCTTGCACGTCCGTTAGGGCGTGTCCCAGATATATTTGGGCAGGTCATAGCATATCCCGACGTCATAGTCCGGTCCAATCATGAGTATATTGACCACGTTAAGTACCTCACTGAGTATCTGTGTATCGGTAGGGGGGTCTACGCGATTGAGGATGTGAAGTCTGGGGAAACACCGATAAATAACATTGACGGTGCGTCCTACATAGTGAGTCCCCCAGGCACGACATACGCTACAATCTTGGACGCTACTGATTCAAATGAGGTAGACGGGCAAGAGGTGGCTGCCCCAGACGACCCCGCGCTGTTCATCGAATCCGTTACCGCTGATTTCGACAGTGACAGTACGTTTACCAGCCTTGGTGGGATGGCCGCCTTTGACATCCTGTCTCCTGGAGACACTTTCGTGATATCAGAGGCTGTGGTGTTGGGGCGTACCATTCAAGTGTTCCTTGGAGAACCGGACCTGACTTTTAAGTCCACAGGGCGTATACTCAACTCGAATCTGAGCACTTTTTCAGTGGGGGATATCATCAACGTTTCCGGGGCCGTGGTGCCAACTAACGATGGTAGGTATGAAGTGTCCGATGTCGGGAGTGCGCATATTGATTGTGTCCTTGTAGGTACAGCCACCCCCGTCGTTTTCACGGAAAATCCAAACCCAGAACTTGCAGATATATATGATGGGGCCGTCTCAAGCACAGTGGATAATACCGGGACCTATACATTTTCGAGCCGAAACGTAAACACGATAACCGTACAGGAGAGTACGTTCCAACCGGCGGAAGATATGTCGATGACTGTCACGTCCGCCGACACTGCTAGTCCGAAAGTTGGCCCTTTCATCGTTCCAGGCACACCGGACCACGTGTGGTTCGACATCGAAGCCCCCCGCGGCCTGATGGACGCCAGTGGTGGGTATACCGTAGGTTTCAACCTGCAAATACACCGTCTGGATAGTGGGTTGAGTCCGGTAGGAAGCCCTATCAACACCCCGGCTGTGATATCTGGTAACACAGCCAACGCGAGGGCCTACACCTTCAAAGTACTGGTCCCAAATCCAGGGAATCGATATCAAGCCGCCGTTATACGGGAAACTAACCGTGCCAATACGCCCCCCAACAATGACTTGACGAAGTGGACACGGTTGGCCGGGATTGAGGAGAGGAACGGGGTGAACTTCGGGGACGTGACCACGGTACGTGTCAAAACTCGTGCCACGGAGCAAGCGGTAAAACAGCAAGAACGCAAATTAAACATAAAAGTAACCCGGAGGTTACGAACTTACGACCCGGTAACCAAGACGCTAAGTACTGTCTTGTCTCCGACTAAACGTGCTGCGGACGCCATATTGGAGCTGTGTACGTCTCCTGTGATGGGGAACAGAAGTTTAACCCAGGTAGACCTGGACACGCTGTATGGTATCGATTCCTCCCTTACCGGGGACGCAATTTACGGGGACAAATTGGGTGAGTTTTCATATACTTTTTCCGATAAACAGACATCTGTTGCCTCTGAGATCCTGGTAGCGTGTTCGGCGTGTAGGATACGGCCTTACCGAGCTGGTGGGGTGTTAAAATTTACCCGGGACGAACTGCGTCCGGTCCGCACCGCGTTGTTTAATAATAGAAATAAACTGCCTGATACCGAGACAAAAACTATAACTTTTCAGAAACCAGACGACCCCGACGGCATAAACCTTACTTGGATGAGTAGTGAGACAGGGAAACCGTCCACAATACTCTTCCCGGAAGGCGGAAACCCGAAGAATCCGAAAACCTTCACCGCAGCAGGGATAGCCTCTTATGAACAGGCTTGGAACCGGGGTCGACTAGAGTATGATAGGATCTTGTACCAGCGGGAAACGGTCAAGATCACAACCACCATCGACGCCCTCTTAGTCGTTTTTGGGGACCGGGTGGCCAACGCGGACGGCACCAATGTCGCCATGCAGAGCGGTGAAGTTATTGGAGTAAACGGGCTGTCGTACTCAACCTCTGAAGCATTAGATTTTAAAGGTCGGTCCAGTGCTACCATCCTGTTGCGGGGAGCTACAGGGCAATTGACGACCCCGATTTCAGCCATGGCTGTCCCGGGGGATACTTGTGCTTTCACCTTGGTAGGTACGCCCCCGGTTCCTATTACGGCACGGAATACGAACGGAGAACAGATCGGGACGTTATACCTTTTTCGCCCCGAAGAGGGGTATCTGACATCCGACTACACAGTGGAAGAAATACATCCAAAAAATGACAGTGAGGTGGCTATAGTGCTACGGAACTATGCTCCTGCGATATTTGACGCCGACACAACAACCCCTACGGAGATTTAAACCATGACATGTACGCCGGGAACAATTACAGAAGCTGATATCGCGGCGGCG